TTAAAAATTTACATAGCTACTGAAAGCATCTGTTGCTTCTTTAGTAACTTCATCAGAAACATGAGTGTAAGTATCCATAGTTATTTGTAAAGAAGAATGTCCTAAACGTTCTTGGATTATTTTAGACCTAACATTATCTGATTCGAATAATAATGTTGCGTGGGTATGCCAAAAACCATGACAACCAATAGAATGTAAGTTAGCCTTTTCTGCCAATCTTTTGGAACGTTGGTAAATGTCTTGACTTCGGAACATGGTACCATCAATTTTTGTAAAAATGAGTTGTGTTTTAAACCCACCTTTTTTCATTAAAGCTTCACGCTGTCTAAGTTTCCATTTTTTTAAGATATAAGCAGTCTTGTCATCAAAAGAAATTTTACGAATAGAATTGGGAGTTTTAGGATCGTTTATAGTCAATCCATTTGTACTGATAGCAGTAGTTTTA